CATTAAAATACGCCTTTAAATTTAGTTCCTTTAATTGCAGAGCCTGTGCCTCTAGCCTTCGGTTTTCTTTTGACAACTCTTTTTTTAACTGTACCTCCACCTTTAAAACCTGGCACTTTTCTACCTCTCAGAATATCTTTCTGAGTTACCTTACCGTCTCCAGTTAAGTCTGGAAAGCTAGCTTCTCCACCGTTAGCCATTTTAAGACCCATGCCTTTTTTACGGGCTTCCATCATTCCGCCCATAGCTTTCTTTTCTACAGTTTTTTCGTATGCGTTTTTTACTTTTTCTGCGAGTGGGTCTCCGTATTCTTTTTTAAAATTTGTAAAGCTATAAGGATTCTTTCCTTCATCCTTCATTTTTTGTACATAGTCACTAAACTCTTTTGCACCTAAACCTAGTCCAGTAAACTTAATCGTTTTGCCTAATAAATTAAGTATTCCCATTATTCTCCTCCTAATGATTTCATGTGCTCCGCCATCTCTCGTGCCCTGTTCGGGGTCTGCTGTGCCCATCGACTATCGAGCATCTGGACTGAAGCCTCTTCGTAGTTTGGTGGGCTAGCTTTGAGAGCCTCCCACATCATTTTAAATTTAGAGACACCATTCCCGCCTAGCTGGAACACCATCTCCGTGATTATATCTTGTGCTTCTTCGCTTATTTCTGTCTTCTCACACATATACGTTGCCGTATCCACTGCGTGCTGTAAATCTTTTTTAAGTATTTCCTCAAGGTATTCCTTATCGTACACCTTGCCGTCTTCCCAGTGGTCTTCCACGCAGAGGTGCCCATAGCCCACGGTTCTCTTGCCTAGCGTATCCAGATAAACTTGGTCACGGAAACCCTCGTGTCTCTTCACTGATTCAATTAATGATTCTCTCATTACCAATAACTTCCTCTCGGTCCTGTCGGTTCTTCGTAGGGGACATCCTGCGGATGGTTCACCATCCAGCCCTTACGCAATCTTAATAATGCCTGCGATAGCGAATCGACTAGGTCATCGTTCTTCGTGTTGGGGAAAGCCGCACACTGCGATACCACCGCCTCGGTTTCATCCGTGTCGGGTGCCCAAATCCTGCCGCTCTCGAATAATGGCGTGATGGCGTGAACCCTCGCCAGCTTATCCATGCGTTTCGGATTAAAGGGTGTAATCGGTATTCCCGTTCTCATTAACTCTTGCACTAGTGATAATCCACTCGCTTTGGCTTCCACGAGAATATTATCAGGCTGGTGCATATTGTACAGACTTATTGCTGCATTCTTCAACTCAGGGAACGTCAGGCGTTCTCTAAACGAGTCGAGTAAAATTAGGTTGTATCCGCCCTCGCCAGAGAACACACCCCACGTTGTACACGCAGAGTAATCAGAGTTCTGGTTCGCTGTATAAGCGGTATCCCAAGACTGTATCTTGTACTGTATTTCGGGTAGTTGCTCTCGTTTCCAATACTTCCACCACCATCGCTTGATGACGTTACCCTCTTCCACCGAGGGAGTCTGGTTGTAGAGCGATGTCCACTCCCGTGTTCCTACGGTCTTCTTAATCTCTTCTAGTCGCTCCAGCGGGTAGGCTTCCTCCCATAGCGGGTCGCCTTCTTTCAGACCGAGCATATCCGCTGCGGTTCCGTTTAATATCGCTGGGAACTCGACAATGTCCCACCCCTCGTGTCCCGTTTCCTTGAGTACCCATCCTGCAAGGTCATCCTCGTGCCATCTCGTCTGAATCAAGATAACACTGCCATTCGGCATTAATCTCGTGTATGCGGTGGAGCGGTACCAGTCTAGGAGGTTCCCCCGCATCGCCTGCGAGTCTGCCTCCTCACGCCCTTTAATCGGGTCGTCAATCAGCAGTAAGTGTGCACCTCTACCCGTAATAGCCGAGCCTGCACCCACTGCGTAGTAAACGCCACCTTGGGTCGTGTGAAATCTCCTTACACTCGCTGAGTCTGTCGATAACTGCGTGTCGGGAAAAATTTTGCCGAAGTTATCATCCTGAAGCTGGTTTCTGACTTTACGCCCAAAATCATCCGCCAGGTCTTGAGCGTAGGTGGAACAGATAATATACTTATCGGGGTTCCTGCCCATATACCATGCGGGAAAGAATTCTGATGTCAGAATAGATTTGCCGTGTCTGGGTGGCATGAATATGGCGAGTCTCTTGATTTCGCCACGTTCCACCGCCTCTAGCTTCTCCGCCAGCTTCGTGATGTGTGGAGGGGTCTTATAATTGTCCATTTGGGATTTTGCATACCCTAATAGACTGTTGCGAGCACTTTCCTGTATTTCTAAATCTTTTACTTTATCTACTAAGAGCTTGAGCTGGGCTATCTTCTCTTCTGTAGTCTCTGGTATTCTCATGTGTCATCAAAAAATAGTGGTGTTCCCTCTCCCATATAGGAACCTTTGATATTGAAATAGAAGTATTCCAGGGCTTCATCCTCCGTCATACCGTCTCTCTTCTTCAATATTTTAATAATCTTCTTCATGCTGTAGAGTAGAACGTCATTCATTCCACATCTTCCAGCGTATCCCATGATGGCTTTGTCAAATCCATCTACCTTCAGCGTTTCATCCATGCTATCAGTATATATAAATATACCCCGTGGTCCATATTAATAGGGTGGGGTTTTTCTCTGCTACTATGGTATGTCAGTAGGCATTGTATGGATGTTAGGTAAGTCGAGCAAACAGGGGGGTGGGGGGTCAATTATGCAGTATGTCAGAAAAACGCCCTAGTTAAGCGAGTTATACAGTAGGGTAGGGGAGTGATGATAGTATTGAGTGATATATTGTATTGTTGCATAATATATCTTATAAGAATTAATGCACTAATTCGTACATCTCCCACTCTATTCTCTTTTATATTCCTGTAATTACTAGGAATGATATGTAGTTATTCTATATAATAAGACAGACCAATGAATGCAGAACTGAATATATTTGCTGCACTCAGACTGTCGGCAAAAAAGTGTCCTATCCAATCATACACCAAACTATTTAATTATGTCTGTATGCTCTTTATATTGGAATATTCAGATACATTTATACACAGTGATATGTAAGTTTACTTTCCAAAATGAAGTAAATTTATACATATAACTATGTAGGGAATTTTAAATTCTTTGCACTATATAATCAGTAATGAAAGGATGGTGATTACATGATTACTGAGCGTGAACTACTAACTCATCTGGATAGATGGTTAGAGTCTGATGATGCTAAACGTATTAGTGATATGCAGACTAAAGTGACGATTGTTAAGAGACATGATGAGACCAATACATCCCTCCGAAAAATATCTTTAATAGATGCTATCGGCAGAATTGTTTTATTGGATTATGTCTTTGCAGACAAAGTTAACAATGAGTATGTCAAAGACCTAGACTCAATCAAAAAGGTTAAGAGTCTTATTCGCATTCTTAACTAGTCTATCTTGTTCTACTGTATTGGACTGTTTCCTATAACAGTTCATGCAGTAGAATTTACTAAAGGTTGCATCACTCACAGGACTATCTAACCTACCACACTTGCAACAAGTTTTTATCTTAGCAAGTTGTAATGAATGCTCTTTAGTTTTTCTTAGTCTGTTGTATTCGCTCCAAAAATTTATCAATGAATAGTTTTTTCTTCTTCAATAAATTCTATTTCTAATTCTGTTTCTTGTTCTAAAAAATTTTTTTTACAATCACAAACTTCTTCACTGCACTTTTGTGTTTCACAACACTTTGGAATGCAAACACATCTGCAATCCATTAGTTAAACTTTTTTTTAATTTGTTCTTGTTGTTTGATGAAGAGGTCATCATTAATGGATGCATACAAATCTGCTATATGTTTTTTTAGTGCAACAACATCATCTGTATCCAAATGCATATTACCACTGATTGATGTCGGATTACCTTCTAACAAGTTTGCTAACTTTGTAGACTCCACTCCTACCTTTGTCATATTCAAAAGGTCAATTGGTTTTTCTAAATTACTACCTACACCACTTTGTAATGCTAATAAAACTTTCTCTAACGCTTCATTGGATGTCGCTTTTAATTTATCTGTTAGTTCGGTGAACTCCACAGATTTTTTTTCAGCAATCTTCTCTAAAGTTTTTTCATTTGTTTTTACATCTACCATGTTCGCTTCTTTTAACCATCCCTCCTGTTTACTATGTCTGAATATTGTTGCGAGTGATGGTATTTTTTTTTGAGGAAATTTTTCTTTTAATTCAGAATACAATCTGCGTATGCTCCGATGACTGCGTGGCATTTTAAAATAATACTGTTTGAT